ATTTTTTTTCATATCTAGAAATACCAATAATAAGAGGAATAAAATTTAAAAAAGCCAAAGCGAAATTATCATTTGGATATTTTTTAAAATACATATAATTAACAAAGAAAGTCGTTAAAGTAACATGGCCAGAAGGGAAACCTGGTTCTAACCCAACAAATCCACCATTATTAAAACTACTACAATTACAAGCTTCTTTTGGTCTTAAAAAGATTTTTTCATAAAAACCTTTTGTAAATTTTTTAATAAAAATTTGAATAATAGTTAAAATAATCATACCATAAGTTAATTTATGTTGTTTATTCCAAATAGAATAAATAAAAAATAAAATCGGACTTAAAGATATAAAGTCATATATTATCATAATAAATATATAAAATAATCAACGATATTATTTTTTATAATATTCCGAAAAATTAGATAATTCATTTAATTTTTTAATTTCCTCATTTAAATTATCATTTAAGTCCCCTTCATTATTAATGAGATTATCTAAATCACTCATTAAATTTTTATTTAATTTATTAAAATGTTTATTAATATTTTTATTTTTATTATGTACTTTTACAGTCTGTTGATTAGTTTTCATTAAATCAGCAGTAACTTTTTTAAGACTGGTCTTAATTAATTTATCCCAAGAAATATATAAAATATTAGGGAAATTAAATTTAACTTCGAAACCTTTTTTTCTCATGGAACTAATAATGAAAACTAAACAGGTTCTATTATTATATAAAGGGAAACCGAAAATATAATTAGGAATTTCATAAATTAAGTCCGTTTTTTTTCTTTTATTAACTAATTGAATTTTATTATAAATTTTGTTTAAAATTTTATTATAAATATCTAACTTTTTTTGTTGTTGTTTATATTGATCATCAATAAGAATATTAATATCAAAATCTGACATTATACTATATAATAATTATATAATATTGTTTTTAATAAAATTATAATAAAAATCAAAAGTAATTAAATTAAAAAAAATAAATTAATATAAAAATGGAAAAAAAAATAAAAAAGAAAAGGGGGCGACCTAAAAAAAGTACAAATATAAAGAATAAAAATAAAAAAGATAATTTATTAAATATAAAACAATTTGAAAAAAAAAATATAATAAAAAAAAATTTATTAGTACATTTACCAATAAATATAACATTAATAAATGAAGAAAAAAATAATGTTTATGAGAAACATTTTTTTAATTATGATAATAAATTAAAAGAAATAAATAAAGAACCAGAACCATATGATGATAATTTTGAATCAATGATACAAGAAGAAGAAGTATTAATAAAAAAAAAAATAATAGAAGTAAAAGAAATAAATTTATATAATAAAAAGAAAAAAATAAAAAAAAAGATTTATAAATTAATAAATTTTATAAATTTTAAAAATATTACAGATCATCAAATTAGTTGTTGGTGGTGTACTTATAATTTTGAAAATTTAGCATGTGGAATACCAATAAAATACGAAGAAAATAAATTTCATGTCAAAGGATATTTTTGTAGTTTTAATTGTGCATTATCTTATAATCAAAATGAAAATATTGATTATTTAATAAAACAAGAAAGAAGTGCTTTATTAAATTTATTATATAATCGAATGGATCCATCATGCTTTGAAGTAAAAAAAGCTCCAAGAAAAGAATGTTTAAAAAAATATGGAGGGATATTAACAATAGAAGATTTTCGAAAGAATAATAAAATTTATAAATTAACTTATCCACCAATATTACCATTAATACCAGAATTAGAAGAAATAGAATTAATAAAAGAAAAAAAAGATATAACATTAAATAAGAATATATCACAACGATTTACAAAAAAAAACAATATATCATTAGATAATTTTTTTTCATAAACTTAATTAAATATAAAATTATAAAAATAAATATAATATGGAATATAATTTAACAAATCAAAATTTAGGTATGAATCAAGGTATGAATCAAAATCAACCAGTTGATAATGATTTAACCAATTTATCTGAATCAAGTTCAGATTTTGGAGGAATGCAACAAAATCCGAATCAACAACAAGCACCACAGCAAAATAATTTTGATAATGAATTAAAAGATAATCAATCAGTGTCATCATATGCAGGATCAGATTTATCTCCCGAAGAAACATTAAAAAAAAAAAGATTATTATTATTTAAATTAAAAAGATTACAAAAGAAAGGTTATCAACCATCTCGTTTTTATGATATGAATTCATCATTAGGTGAATTAACAGCAGAAGTAGAAAGTTTAAAAAGAGAAGCTAATTTAGATCAAGGAACTAAAGTATCAAAAAATGCATTGATATCAATATGTTCATTATTAGAATATGTGAATAATAAATTCGATCCATTTGATGTAGTGTTAGATGGATGGTCAGAAGATATAAATGATGATGTTCAAAATGGAGAATATGATGAAGTAATGGAGGAAATTTATTATAAATATTATGATAAGGTATCTATGGGACCCGAATTAAAATTAATAACAATGATAGGAGGAAGTGCTGTTAAATTTCATTTATCCCATACATTATTAAAAACAATGATACCAAATGCAGAAACATTATTAAAACAAAATCCAGGATTAAAAAATGAAATTAATGATTTAATTCAAAAAAATATACCAGAAATGAATCAAGTACAAAATCAAATAGATAATTTAGGAAGAGGACAAGTAAGTGGTTTAACAGGTCCATCAGAAAATGTTGATGATATTATAGCTGAAATAGAAAAGGAATCAATTAATAATCAAGTAGAAAATAATATAATGAGAGAAGTAAATGCTCAGCAAGGAGGTACAGAACAAGAAATACGATTTTAATGTTAACAAATATAAGAAGGGGGAGATTTTGATCTAGAATTAATGAAATTCAAATCCATCTGTAAAGTATTTTCAATAAATTCACATTTTTTATTTAAAATATTTTGTTTAGAAATAATATTATCGATTTTATTATCAACAGTTTTTTGAAAATTATTTAAATTATTATTTAATTTATTTATTAATTTTAGTAAATAATTTAATTTCTTTTCATGTTGTTTTATATTATCAGAATTATTATTAATTTTATTATAGATGTCTTCTTCCATAGTTGCTATATATTTTCTCTTCATATTTTAATTGTATTAAGTATTCAATTTTAAAATATATAAAATTGAATAGTTATATATCCTAACCTTAATGAATAAACAAATTATTATGTTAAAAAAAAATACTATAGAATGTTTATCCAAACAGTGGTATGAAATTCGAGAAAAAAAAATTTCAGCTACTAATATAAGTACTATTATTGGTGTTAATAATTTTAAAACAAAATTAGAATTATTAAATGATAAAGTATATGGTTTGGATAAAATCGAAAATATTTATACAAAACATGGAAATAAATTTGAAGAAATAGCTATAGATATTTTAGAAAATATATTAAATGTTTCTATAGAAGATATAGGATTTAAATTGAGTGAGAAATATGATTTTTTAGGAGCAACACCAGATGGTATAACAATCTATGAAAATAATATTTCTTTAGTAGAAATCAAATGTCCATTGACAAGAAAAATTAGTGGGATACCATCTTTTAATTATTATTGTCAAATGCAAACTCAAATGGAAGTTTTTAATATAGAAAAATGTATATTTTTTGAATGTGATATAGAAGAAATAACAAAATTAGAATATAAAAAATCAAAAGATAATAAAAAATTAGGGTATTATAAAAAAAAAAATATTTATTGGAGATTAAATGAATCATCATTAAATATTATAATACGAGATAGATTTTTTTATGAATATTTTATTGAAGATATAAAACAATTTAGTTATAATTTAGAAATTAAATTAAATCAAAAAAAATCAAATCGTAAAAGAAAATTTAGTGAAATTAATAGTTTATCACCTAGACCATTGAAATATCAAAAAAATAATAATGGTGAAAGACAAATAATAGAAAATAAATTATTTTTGACAAAACGATATATAAATTATTTTATGGAAGATGATAAATGTGAAGTATGGTTAAAATTTTATGGAAAGAAATATTATAATGATTATTGTATAGATAATAAATTTAGTAAAGAAATTTTACATAAAAGTATAGAACTTAAAAAACAATTTATAGAAAAAATTAAAAATATATGTAAAATTAAAAAATTATCTTATGTAGTAATACCATATCATTTTGAATATAATCAATATTTATTAGAATTTACAAAAAAAAAAATGAAACAAAATATAGATGTAATAATTAATCCATATTTATTTGAGAATAAAATGGAATTATATTCAAATCCTACATTAATCATTAAAAGTTATTCTATACGAAAAATATTTCCAAATGTTGAAATAACTAATATAAATTGTTATATTTTAATAAATAGAGTTATCAAAAATATCAAATATATAAATTTAGGGGAAAATTTATCAAATAATTCAATAAATAGAAGTTTTATCAAAAAAAATAATTTTGATCATTATGTATTAAATAAAAATCAAAAAAATATAAATTACATATCATATATAATAGGTAATAAATGGCATTATATGGAAAATCAATGTAGAATAGAAAGTACAAAAAAAAATGATTTGAGTAAATTAGGAATAATTAATTTTTCACATAGAGAAACAAGAAAATTAATTTATAGATATAAAAATTGGTTACAAGATATTATATCTAATGATGATAAATACATTATTTTAAATAATAAAAATTATTCACCACATTATAATACAAATGAACAATCAGAATGGTTAGATTTTAAAAAATCTATATTAGAAAAAAATAATGATTTAGTATTAATATATGGAATTGGGAAAAAAAGTAAAAAATTATTTAATAAAGATAATATATATAATTGGAAAGATCCAAACTTTTTAAAAAATATAAAAAATGATAAATATAATTTAGGAGAAAATAAATGTAATATAATAAAAAATATATTAAATTTAAATAATAGTGAAAAATTAATTTATCCATTAATATTATCACAACAAACGAAAAAAAAATTAAAAAAGAATAATTTAGAAATTTATTGTGATTTTGAAACAGTTAATTGTTTTTTAGGCAAGGAGAATCTTGTTTATTTAATTGGTATGAGTATTAAATATAAAGATGAAGAAATTTCATATGAATATTTTTTTGCTAATAAAGAAGATAATGAATCAGAAAAAAAAATATTTGATGATTTTATTGATAGAATTAATGAATTAGAAGAAAAATATAATGATAATGCAACCGTTTATTGTTGGTCAAAAGCCGAATATAGTTTTTTAAATAATTTTAATAAAAAAAATAATTTTCAATATGAAATAGAATTCACTGATTTATTAGAAATATTTAAATCAAATTGTATTTTAATTAAAAATAATATTTATGGTTTTGGTTTAAAAAATTATGTTAAATCTATGTATAATCATAATATGATTGAATTAAATTATAAATCAGAATGTGATAGTGGAGATAAATCTATAATATCAGCATTAAATTATTATAATAAAAATAATATAGATGAATATTGGAATTTAATAAAATATAATGAAATAGATTGTAGTATAATGTATGAAATTTTAACTTTTATTAGAAATTATTATAAAATTAATTAAAAAATAATTTATATTTATATAATATATAATTATTATGAATATTATTGGATTAAGCGCTACATTAATTATAATACTATTTTTACATATATTAGTTAAAAGATATAATAAAATGGAAGAAACAAATAATGAAATAATACAATTATTTAAAATGAAATTTAGTAAATCAGAAGAAAAGAAAGTAGAAAAAATAATTGATGGAAATAAACAATTATATAATGATTTTCAAATAGAAAAAATTGAAGATGATGAAGGCGTTGATATTGAAAATGATTTTTCTTTATTAAAAAAAGATTTACTTAAATATGTTAATGGTGCTCGTAATATATTTAATAATAATTTATTTGATAAATCAAATGAAGTTAATGATAAAGAAAATCAAAATAATAATAATATTCCTAATATTCAACAAAAAGAATATGAAAATTCAATTGAATCTTTAATTGAACATCCTTTTAAAAAACAAGGAATGAATTCTTTAGATAATGATTTAAATAAAAAAATTGAAGAAAATAATAAAAATAGATATTCTAGTTTAGATTATAAATCTTTTAAACCGGATATGTGGATTTCTGAAAATGAAAGTAGTATGAATGGTGGAAAATTAGATCCTACATCAAATATTGCAGCATTTGATCAAATGGAATCTATGGATTATATATTAGAATCTAATAAATAATTTAATTTGATTAATATAGATTTTAAATATTTTTTAAAAATAATTAAAATTTAAAATAATAATAAATATTATAAAAAAATCATGAGTTCTTTAGTAGAAAAAAAACCAGAACCAATTTTAATGGCTAATCAAAATCGATTTGTATTATTTCCTTTACAAAATATGGAAATATGGGAAATGTATAAAAAACATTTATCTTGTTTTTGGGTTGCAACTGAAATTGATTTTTCACAAGATATGAATGATTGGAATTCTTTAAATGAAGATGAACAACATTTTATTAAATGGGTTTTGGCATTTTTTGCAGCTAGTGATGGAATTGTAATTGAAAATTTAGGAGATAATTTTTTATGTGAAGTTCAATTACCAGAAGCAAGATGTTTTTATGGTATGCAAACTATGATTGAAAATATTCATTCTGAAACATATAGTCTTTTAATTGATACTTATATTAAAGATGAAAAAGAAAAAGATAAATTGTTTAATGCTATTCATCATATCCCTTGTATTCAAGAAAAAGCAAAATGGGCTTTAAAGTGGATGAAAAAAGAAGATAATTGTTTTTTGAAAAGACTTGTTGCTTTTTCATGTATCGAAGGTATTCATTTTAGTGGTTCTTTTTGTGCTATTTATTGGTTAAAGAAAAGAGGGTTGATGCCTGGATTAACTTTTTCTAATGAATTAATTAGTCGCGACGAAGGATTACATACGGATTTTGCATGTTTATTATACAGACAAGCAGTTAATAAATTAACAGATGAAGAAATTCATACAATTGTAAGAGAAGCCGTGGAAATTGAAAAAAAATTTATTTGTGATGCTATTCCGTGTAAATTAATTGGTATGAATTCAGATATGATGTCAACTTATATTGAATTTATAGCCGATAGATTAATATATGCTTTGGGACATTCTAAAATTTATAATGTTGAAAATCCTTTTGAATGGATGGAATCAATTTGTTTAACAGGTAAAACAAATTTTTTTGAAAGAAGGGTATCTGAATATCAAAAATCTGGTGTTATGAATTCTTTAAAAAAAAAAGAAGAAGTTAGAAATTTTTGCGTAGATGAAGATTTTTAAAATAAAAAAATATTTGTTAATTTTATAAAATATTATGAATAATTTATTTAAGGGATTACCAAATTTTTTTACAAAACAAGGTTTCGCAATCGTTATTGGTTTATTAGGAACAGGTATTGGTGCTTATGGGGGTATGCCTGCACCACCTAAATCTTTTGTTTTATTAGTAGATAAATATCCAATTTTACAATGGTTTTTAGTTTATGTATTAATTTGGCAAGGAGCTGGTGGTTTTGATGAAAAATTATCATTATATGGAACATTAATTGTTTTTGCAATTTATAAAATTCTTAAACACGCAGAAAAATATTGGGATTTCTTATATTATGTAGGTTTAAATGAAAAAACAAGAGCAGAAAAAAAAGCTCAAAAAAGGAACCACGAAAAAGAATTAAAAACTGATAGAAGAACAAAATCTACTGAAGAATTATTAAAAAAATCAGAATCTAATGAAAATAAACCTTTGGGTTGGTTTTAATCATAATTAACTAATTAAAATAATTTAACAATTAAAATTTATAATTCTATATATTTTAATTATGACATTACAACAAGATCCAGAATTCGTACAAAACCTAAAAGAATATTTGAGTTTAGAAAAAAAAATTATTGATTTTAAAGGAGCATTGAAAAGATTAGAAACAAGAAAAAAAGAATTATATAATAAAGTTCACCAAAAAATGATTATTAAAAAAGTAGAAACATTAAAATTACCAGGTGGTGCTAAATTAAAAAATTATGTTAGAAAATCAAAAGAAGGGTTGACAAAAGCATATGTACAAAATAGATTAAAAATGTATTGTGACAAAAATCAATTGAATTTTGAAGAAGTTAATGATTTTCTTTATAATAATAAATATAGAAAAGTAACTGAAGTTCCAGCAATTAAAAAAACAAATCCGAGAAAAAAGAAATAATTATGAAAAATAATAACACATTAAATTACGAAATTTTACATTATATAAATCAATAATAAGATAATTATCAGTAAATTCAGTCATAATTCCATTAAAAAATTCTTTAAATTCTGGAAATAATTCTATTTCAATATTTTCTAACATATTTGAAAAAATAACAAAATTATTATAATTCATTTCAGCACAATATGATAAATAATTATCCATATCTTCATAATAATCACTATATAAATAAGATTTTAAAAAATTTTCATCTATATTTTTATCAATTTTTATATATAATTTTTCTTTATTAAAATATTTTTTTAAAAAATTATTTTTATTAACTTTATCATTTTTAAAATATATTTCATAATTTGTATTATTAAATTTAATATATTTAAAATCTGAATGAATATAACTTAAAATAATATATCTTACATCAAATAATATATCATTATTTTCTAATTCATTTAAATTTAAATAAAATATTATTTTTTTATAAAGATATAACATTTATATATTTTATTTATTAAAATTGATTTAATTAATTTTTTTAATTATATTTATGAATTCTAGATCACATTACGAATATTATAACAAAATGACTAAACCATATTATGAAAATTTCGTTGAAGAAAATAATTATGATTTAAGACAATTATATACAATATTTACAAATAAAATGGAAACTTCATTAAAATTTGAAGATTTTTGTCGTTTTGTTTATAAAAAAACTTATTATATGTTTTAAAAAAATTAATATATAAATTATATATACGAATGTCTCATTCTAATATATATAATATTTTACAAATTTTCGATGAAAAATATTTTTATATTCCAGAAGATTTGAAACATTTAATTATAAGTTTTATTCCATTAAAAGTTGTCAAAAAGAAATGTGATAACTGTAAAATATTTGATATTTATAATAAATATAATTTTTATGAATGTCAATTATGTGAAATGGATGATAGAAGATATTTTTGTTTTGATTGTTCAATAATTTGTTCAAAATGTGATAGTTTATATTGTGAATATCATAAACTTGATTATCATCATATTTGTCTTTTTTGTAATAAGAATAATATGATAAGAGAATTAAAAGGTAAATATACAACTTATTATTAAAATTGATATTATATTATTATTATAAAAATGTTTTCTTTAGATAGTATCGATTATAGTAAAACATCTCAAAGATATCTTATTCAAAAATATCAATTACAAATAATTGCCAATGATTTAAATGAATTAGAAAAAGAACATAATAATGTTAATAAAATCAGTGAAATTATGTTTATTTATTTATATAAAAATTTAGAATTACATGATCAATTCTTAGCAGCTTTATTATTAGATGGAGAACCATTTGATCGTAAAGGTTGTATTGGTTATATTAATTATTTAAAATTTTATTTAGAAAATTTAAATGATAATAAAAAAATTTATAAAGTAGGAAAATTTGTAAAATATTTAAAATTGAATAAAAAAAAAACTTCTTTAAAGAAAATAGCATTAACTTATTAGAAAAAGTTACTATACAAATAAAATAATTAATTAAATTAATTTTTTTATTTTTTTTATTTTTTTTTAGAAATGTAAAATTATTAAAAGATAATAATTATGGACTTAATTAGAATAAGCTAATCCACCCATACCTGACATGATTCTAAGGACATTATAATTAGTTGCGAATACTTTTACGACTGGGCTTGATAAATTTGACATAGCATCGGTAATGGTTAATTGTAAAGTTGCATTATCAATACGAGACATATTTGCTGAACCGGATGGTTGTTGTTCTTCAGGTTTTAATGCGAAAGAATAACAGTTAATACCAGTTGCTGGGATATTTGAGTGATGTTGGAAAGGTTGTACAATATTGAAATATGAACCTGCTCGTTCACTGAAACGATCATGACCATTTAATTGTAATTTTGCTACTGAACATGGGTTGTCACCTGCTGCAGCATCTGCGAAATTATTTTGATTTAAATCTGCTGATTGACATACCCAGATTAATTCTTTAACTGGATGGTTAAAGTTTAATTTGACTCGGTTTGATGTTCCTGATAAAGATTCATCACCAGTATATTGTAATTGTTCAATTAAATATTCGTGGCTGATTTGTGCGAATCTTCGTCTTTCTTCAGTATCTAAGTAGATATAATCTACATACATTGATGCTGATGTAATTGAACCATCTTGAGCAATAGCTGTTGATTTACATAAGTTAGCTAATGATTCGAATTCAATTGCGAATTTAACTTCGTGGTATTGTAAAGCAATTAATGGTAATGCTAAGCCGGTATGACGACAGAACCAGAATTGTAAAGGAATGATACAAGATCTTGCTTCAACATCTGATCCACCACCTTCAATCATTTTTGATTGATAATCAGTTTGTTTTCCAGCTGGGGTTGATAATGAACTCCAGATAGCTAACCATGCTCCGTAATGTTTGTCGATTCTTTGACCTCCAATTTCTACTTCACATGATTTCATTAAGTAGTGACCTACTTCATCGATGTATGCGTTTTCTAAATTAGAATTTGCATCAGCTTGTGCTGGTAATTCAGCGTTTAAGTAACATTTTGTGATTAAATCACCGTTTCTTGAAACAGTTACTGAAACTTTTTTTCCAAAATCTGCGGTACCATTGAAAGTTTGTTCAATAGCTTCCATTGAAAAATTTGTGTGTCTACGATAGACAACTTTGAAAAAAGTAATTTGTGGGTTTCCAGTTAAATAGATATCTTGAGCTCCGTAAGCGACTAATTGCATAAGACCACCTCCCATTTTTTTTTTATATACTAAACAAATATAAATAATAATTTAAACGAAAGATTATTTAATTAAATTAAAGTTTTTAATTTAATTAATTTAAAAAAGATTTTAAAATTTGTATTATTTAACACCATGGACCATATCTATTTAAACCAAAATAACAATTATCCAAATTTATTTTTTTATTTTTCCATAAAAAACAATTTCTCCAATTGAAGAAATTAGTTTTAATACCAGTTTGTTTTTCATTTTCTTTACTCATAAACATAATATAACAGAATGCGGTTGAATTACTCATAATTAATTGATTTTTATTAAATAATTATTATCAATTTTAATAAAAAAATAAATAATTTAAAAATATAATTATAAGTAAATAAAATGTTTATATTATCAAATATTATTTTAATAATTGAAATATTATTTATTGTATTTTATTTACCAACATCAACAAAATCATTTGATGATACATATATACAACAAATATTATTTGCTCATGGTTCGATTAATTATTTAAAATTACCAATCATATTTATAGGAACATTTACACTAAATTTATTTATAAATTTAATAAAAAATAAAATAATATTTGTTATATGTTTTATATTATTATCATTAAGTTTATTTATATTATTACCATCACATTGTCCATTTGGTTTATGTTTTTATTCAAACCCAAAAACAATATCATTAAAAGATAACAAGTATATTAATTTCTTTGGTTTAGGAGATATTCAAAATTTACATCATGTTCATCAAAGTACAAATAAAAATGACTTAAAATGGCATAATCGTATTTATGCTACCGAATTATATATAAATGCGATAAATGAATTTGTAGAAAAAATAAAAAATAATGATACAAGTAATATGAATATGTCATCTTTAAATGAAATAAATAAAAATTTATTTTTAAATATAATTAAAGAAGATATCCAAGGTGTAATAAATGTAGGAGATTGTACACAATTAGGAAATAATATAGGAAGTATAACAGGGAAAAATGATGTAGGAGCTTATGAATATGCTTTTAATAATAATCCAGAAGATAATGGACTATTAAATATACCATCATTCGAAGTATTAGGAAATCACGATTACGATATTTTAAAGGATCCAGAAGGATGGTTAGAATTTGCTAAAAATCTTTTATTATTTGAAGGTAATCCATTAGTTAATATGCAATTAAGAAGAAATAAAAAAAGACAATTTATAACAAGTAAAGATAAATATGGTAATTATGCATTAGATATGGGAGATTTACATATAATTTTTATTAATGTTTGGCCAAGTAATGAAAGATTATTAAGTGGAGATCCAACTGGATCCTTAGAATTTTTAGAAAATAATTTAAAACTAAATTCTAATAAAAAATGGATGTTTGTTACTCATTTTATGCCTAAAGTAAATAATTCATTTGATGAAATCATAGATAGACATGAAAAACCAAAAAGATATCTTAAAGAATTCGGAGAAATATATGAAATATATAAAGAAAATTGTTTAGGAGTAATCTATGGACATTGGCATCAGCGTAAAATGCGTTATTTTAAAAATATAGGATTACAACATTATAATGTACCAGGTCCAGCGAGTTATTTATCAAATATTTCAGAAACCCGAGAAAGTATAAATAAAATTAATATAGAACTACCATTATTTAGTTATATAAAAAAAGAAAAAAAATTAGAAAAATTTAAAATAAATATAAAAAAAATAAATAAAAATTTAAAATTTAATATAAGTTTATATAAAGATGAATGAAATTCATAGTATAATATATAATAAAATAGGAAAAGATTGTGGAGATATAATATTTGATTATAAGAAAGATTTAGATGAGTATGAAATATGTTTAGAAAATTATAATAAATTATTTTCAATGTTATTTAAACAAATGAATTTATCATCAGGTTTCATTGAAAAAAATATCTCTTTTAAATGTCCGTATCGTGGAGAAGAAAGAATATTTAGAGTATATGAAAAAATAACATTATCAAAATTTATATATTTTTTACAATATTATATGAAAAAAGATCAATTAGAAATATTAAATTTTTATAAAATGAAAATAACAGTACGAGATAATTATGATAATTTTAATAAAGATTATTGGTTAACTCATACAAAATATAATTTAAAAAAATTTATCCAATTAAATTACTATGATTGGTTGGAAATAAAATCAATTAGATATGATAATGGATTAATAACATTTAATTTGTTTGATAATTATATTAAAAAACAAAAAATATATCAAAAAGTATGTTCAACAGTATATTTTTGGTTTAAAAATAAAATAAATAGAAGATGGAAATGAAAAATTAATCATGAATGGTTAAACCATCATATTGTTCATCAATATAATCTAAAATATCTTCTAATGTATTTCTATATTTATTATTAAAATTAAATCGTTCATAAAAATCTTTTCTTGAGTCAACATGTTCATCGTGAAAATTATATTTTTTTTTCATTTCATTAAAATAACTTTTTTCAAATTTTATATCATAATTTTTTATATCATAAATTGCTTCTTTAAACAATTTATAATTACATTCTTTCATGCCTTTTTTCATTTTTTTTCTATATTTTCGTCTTTTGAATTTACCTCGTAAATCATTTAAAGTAAAAACAGAAGCAACTGCGATAGCTCTATAAGCTGCTGCTAAACCAGCGGCAGTTGCGAAAGTTATAATAACGGCCATTTCAATACCACTCATAATGTATAATATATATTTTAACAATATTTTAAAATTATATTAGTAACATCTTTATAAACATCATATTCATCATATAAAAATTCTTTTAAAAATTTATATAAAATAACTCTTTTTATAAATTTATATATTTTATTGGCATAAAACCGTTCAATATTATAAAAAAAAACGAATTGATTTGAAATAATATTTTTTTTTTTAACATATTTTATTTCAGCATTAAAATCTTGAATATTAATAAAAGAATTAGCCTGTATATTAATTAAAAAACTTCCGAAATTTTTAAATCTATGAATAATATCGCGATGAATTTTTAAATAAATTAAATTTATATTTTTATTCATTTTTTTATTAGAATAAATAGTTAATTTAATATTTTCATTAACTAAAAAATAAGGAAAAAAATCGATATTATTAATTGGTAAAAAAATATCATTTTTATTTTGTTTAGTTAACAAAATTCTAGAAATTTTTTTTTTAATTTTTCCTATTTCTAAAAAAATTTTAAATTCTGTACCTTCATCATAATTTGAAAAATTTATACCTGTTAAAATATCTAAATTACGAGGAATGATAATATTATTATTATAAAAACTAAAATTTGATCTTTTTTTAATAGTATTAAAATTCTGAATATAAAAGAAATAAAAATCAGTAAAATTATTATTACTATCTACGCTATAATTTGTATGACGAGGATTTTGTTCAGCATCTAACATTATATCACCATTATCTTGTTTTAATCCACTTAAAATTTTATAAATTCTATTTTTATTAGAATAAAAATAAGAATGAAAATCTGAATAATATCTTATCAAATTCATATTAAATTATATAAAAATATATATAAACATAATATAATTTTTTAGTATTAAATTAAATTAAAAAAGTAATTATATTTATAATTATAATAGAATGAATAAAGATATCAAATTAACAGGTATGATTGATAATTTAAATAAAAAAATAAAAGAATTATATAAATATAAAAATTTTGTAGAGTTAAATAGAAATAGTAAAAAATTATTTGATAAATTTAATAAAATGCAAAAAGATAATATAATATTAGTAAAACATGTTAAGAATGAAAAAAATAATTTTGAATTATTACAAAGAGAGAATATTGAACTTAAAAAAGTATTAAATAAATTAAAAAATGATGGATTAAGTTATGAAAATAAAAAAAAATTTTATGAAATTAATTTAAAAAATAATGAAATTACTGAAAAAAATGAAGAATTAAAAAATATAATAAAAAATAAAGAAAATAAAATTATAGAATTAAATAATGGAATAATTGAATATAAACAAGAAAATGAGAATATTAAAATTATATTAAATCATTTTTATTCTAATATTGCAAATTTTTTAGATGATAAAAAAGAAAAAAAAGAAGAAATAGTTGTTTTAGAAGACAAAGAATTATTAAAAGAAATTGAAGAAATTGAAGAGATTGAAGATGAAGAAAAAGAAGATCTAGTATCAAAAACGGAAGAAAGAGGATCTTATAGAAAAATAGAAGAAGATGCAGAATTAGAAGCAGAATTAGAAGATGAATTAAATGTTAATTTTTTAAATTAAAATTTATTAGAATTTTATAAACAAGTATGGATATAAAATTTATAAACTCTGATGATAAAAAAATTATCGAAAAATTAAATCAAAACATTATAATTAATGATAAATTATATTTTAAAACAATTCAAATGAAATTAGGTATTGATAATATATCATTTAATAAATGGAAAATAATTAGAAGTATTTCAGCAGATTATGAAATAATTGGTAATAATCGTATTCATAATATACATCAATTAAAAATTTATAATATTATAAGTAGAGCATATTATAAATTATGGGAAATATTACAAAAATATCATAGTACTTTTGAATTTTTTAATATACCACAAATGAATATAGCATGTTTAGCTGAAGCACCGGGTGGATTTGTACAAGCATTAATACATTATAGAAAAAATAATAATGATAATATAACAGCAATATCATTATATGAAAATAATAAAAATATAAAATGGGGTTTAAAAAATAATATGTGTAAAATAATATATGGTAATCCAAAAAAAAAACACGATGGAAATTTATATAATCCTGAAATCATAGAATATTTTATAAATTCACATAAAAATAAATTAGATTTAGTAACAGCTGATGGAGGAATACCATTAACAGATTATAAAGAAAATTATAAAAGTCAATATCATTTACATTTATTTTTATGTGAATTATATATTTCATTAAAATTATTGAAATCTAATGGAATATTTATATTAAAGGTTTATGAATTATGTAGTCAAAATATGATTGATTTTATGATAATAATTAATAAATTATATAAATATGTTAATGTATTTAAACCAAAAACATCAAGGGAAATGAATAATGAAAAATATATTATTTGTAGACAATTAAAACCAAATAAAGAAAAATTAATAAAAGAAATATATCAATTAATAATTTTTTTATGGAAAAATCCAAATAAAATGGTTAAAAGTTTTTTAAATAATACTGAAAGAAATGAATATAAAAAATTAATAAAAATAATATCTAAAATTGAAGAAAGAAATTTAATAAAACAAAAAGGAAAATTAAATACAGCATTGATTTATAAAAATAAAGAAAGAGAAGAATTAAAAATTTTATTAAAAGAAAAACAACCAATGCATATTTTTATGGCAAAAAAATGGTATAGAGAAAATAATATAAATCTTAATTAAAAAGAAATTTTTGTTTTTCTAATAAATCTTGTTCTCTTTTTTCTAATTCTTTTTCTTTTTTAATTAACATTAATTCTTTTTTTTTTAAACTATTATTACGATATATAATTGTATTATTTAATTCGGTTTGTAAATCTTCAACTTGTTGAATTTTTTCGTTTGCTTTATTAATTAAATTTTTTTGTATTTCTTTTGATTTTTCCATTTCTTGTTCAATATCTCTAATTAATGTTGTTAAATAAGTATATTTTATTTCAATTAATTTAGCATGCTTCGATACTTCTTTTAAATTAGTTTTTCCAATATTTAAATTAAATTCAATGATTTTTTCTTCAATAAATTTACTTAATTCATTTAATTTTCTAGCTTTTTTTTGTAATTCTAAATCTTTTTTAATTAAGTTTTCTTCATCTAAAGTTCTAAAAATATTCATTATAAATAGTATATAATATTATTATATAATATTTATTAATTAATTTAACAATGTATATATTCAAAGTTATATTTTTTAATTAAATCTATAGTAGCTTGATTATCATCAATCAATTTAATACGATTATATGTATTATCTTCCCTATATTTTATTAAAACTTTTAATTTTTTATCTGAATCATTTTTTCCTGGATAATTTTTAATTATATCACCTACTGCGTGAATATTTTCTTCTTTAAGTATATAATTCATATTTAATTGTTTTTTTAACCAAATTTGTATAATTTTTTTAATTGTTTTTTCTTCTCCCCTAGCAGTTAAAATACCTAAATCCCAACCTTTAATAATATGTTTTTTTATAATATTTAAATTATGTCGTAAAGGTTTTGAGTTTATTATGGATTTTTCAATAATATATGGATCATCAAAATCACTGAAATTAAAATGTTCTTTAGAATATTTTAATGCATATTTTTTATATTCACATGGTGTTAATTTAATACTTCGTTTATTAGTAATTCTTTTTTTAAAATATATAAAAATACCGGATGCTTCTAATAAAGTATCATCTATATCTAAAAATAATATTTTCTCTTGTTGAAATATTAAATAAAATATATAATAACAAGTAACTACGATAAATAAAAAAAGTAATATTGCGTACATCTTATGAGTTTAATATTTAATATTAATCAATTTTATTAAACATTATTAATATTTTAAACTTTTTTAAATCATGAATTTTTATATTTTTTATTTTTATTTTTTTTTTAAATTTTTCTAAATTAAAATTATTAGGTATTTTAAAACAAATCATTTTACAATATTGAATTACATTATTACAAATAATTGATGAATCTATATTATTTAATTTTAAATCCATTGATATTTTTTTTTTATAATCACGACCATCCCAAGGTAAATCAAAATATATTATATCTTGTTGTTTTTTTTTTATAATATTTAAACAATCATCATTATATGTTTTATAATTTCTATTATTATATAAATTTAAATTATGTATTAAAAAATTATATCTTATCTTATCTAATTCAATTGAATTTACAAATTTAAAATTTTTAATAAAATTAATAGAATCACCACCTATACAAGCACAAGAATCGGTTATAGTATATAATTTTAAATTATCAAAATATTTTTTAAAAATATCAATAATTTTATTAGAAAGGTGATGAGGTGTTAAACTATATATAGAAGTTTCATCTAATTTAATATTTTTAATATCATTGTAATTTTGAAAATCATTTTTATCAATTAAATATGTCAAATATTTCCAATCTAATGTATATGTTATGTTATATTTATTAATAGAAAATCTAAAAGTCATTTATAATTATTATTATATAGATAATAAATTTTATTTCTTTCTATATTATATAAAAGAAAAATGTTTCCAAATCAATTGAAAATCGCTTTGAAAATTTCAATAGTAGTTTTATTAAGTTCATTTTTAGGAGGTAAAAATATTAATGATACTAAATTACAATTAGATTTAATTTATACAATTTGTGCTTTTATTATTGCTGATTTCGCAACAAAAAAATTACAAAAACAAATTAATCAAATTGATGCGAAAATTGGAAAAAAAATTGCAGGTGATATTGTAGGACCAGCAGTAATGTTCTTATCTAAAGCATTATTATCAAGAGCTCCAATTAATCAAAAATATTTATTAAAAATATTATTTGTTATTATTGGTTTCGCATGTTATAATATTTTTGTATCTGAAAAATTAAATAATGCAAAAATTGATCAAGATATTAAAGATATTATTGCTGATATTGCTAAACCATTTATTATGTTAATGGTTAGTGGTTATTTACAATCTGGTGAAAATCCATTAAATGCACAAGCTATCCGTAATGCTTTATTTACCGCAAACGGTTTTGTAGCAAATACAATAGTTGTAAAAGCAGCTGGTATTTAAGTTAAAAATGATTTAAAATTAAAAAAATATAATAAAATTATATCTTTTTATAAAAATGAATATTCTGGAGAAATATAAACCAAAAAATTTAAATGAAATTATTGGGCAAAATTATATAATTGATTTTTTAAAAAAAACTATAGAAACAAAATATTTTTATAATTATATTTTTTATGGTTTACCAGGTTGTGGTAAAACATCAACGAGTTTTTTATATGTTAAAGAATTATATGGTAAAAATTATAAAAATCATATATTTGAAATAAATGCATCAAATTTTAGAGGAATAAAAATATTTAAAAATGAAATAAATAATTTTATTTGTAATAATAATAATTTAGATAAAATAATTATTTTAGATGAAGCTGATAATATAACAATTGATGCCCAACATTATTTATTTGAATTAATGGAAAAATCTTTTTTTTTAAATAATAATATTAATTTCATAATTATTTGTAATTATATTAATAAAATTAATTTAAAAATTATTAATAAATGTATTTTATTAAGATTTAAATTAATATCTAATGAATTTTTAAATAAAAAAATAGATATTATTTTACAAAATGAAAGTATAAAAATAACATCCGAACAAAAAAAAAAGATAATTATAAAATCAAATAATGATTTTAGAAAATGTTTAAATAATTTAGAACTTGTTTTTTTTAATAATTTTAAAATAATTAAAGATGATAAAATTAATAATATTTTAAATATTTTATTATCGAAAAATAATATTAAAGATAAATATAATTTATTAATAGAATTGATTAATAATAATAATATAAATTTAATTAATTTAATAGAAAAAATAACTAAAGAATTATTAAAAAATCATAAAGAAAAATATACTAAAAAAGAAATTTGTGAAATTTTAATTAATTTATATAAATTACAAAAATCATTATATTTTGATTATAATTTAAAAATTCAATTATTTCATTTAATTATTATCTTTTAAAAAAATAAAAAAAAAAATATTTTATAAATATATAAAAAATGAATAATAAACCCGCACAACCTCAAGGAGTAGTTGCACCACCTCCTCAACCAAAAAAAGTAATACCTACATTATCAGGTTATATTGCAGTTATTAGAGTTGATGATGATGGTATTACATTATTACCAACAATGCCTTCAAAACCATCAATGAATATGTATGCATTAAATTTTGATAAATTATATAGTATTGATTTAGATGAAAAATCAGTAGAAGGAACCAATCCAAGAAAAAAAGAAAAACCATATGCAGCAAGAGAACAAAAAAAACAAGGATGGTTTAGTAAAAAAAAACCAGTACAAACTTCATTAAATACATTATTTGTAGTTGAACAATATCATAAAGATTTATCAGAAATGATGTATGTAACTTTTACTAAAAATAGACAATCTGCAAATGCTATCATAAAAGAAGCAGATGTTAGTGAAAAACATATTGAAGCAAGAACTTCAAATAATAAAAGAGCAATAATGAAAGGTGCAGGTAAATTTGCTTTAGCTTTAAATATGGTTAAAAATCAAGCAAAAAATATCGGTAATGCACTTAAAGGTCCAATAAAAGAAATAGGTAAAGATGTTGCAAAAGAAGAAGTTCAAAAACGAATGACAGGAGGTAAATTCCCAGATTTAATTGGTGATGCAAAAAAATTAGTTAAATTCGCTTTTTATTTACCAGTAAATGGTTATAAAGCAATTCAAAATAAAGCAAAAGATTTATATAAAGCAATGAAAGGAGGTGATCTTAAAAAAGCACAAAAGTGTTGTAATGATATCCAAAAAATGTGTGCTAAAAAATGTAATAAAAAACAAAAAGGTGGATGTGCTTGTAAAGGTAAATGTCATTGTAAAAAACCAGGACAATGTGGTGGTGCTTTTGATATTCATTCTAAAGATAATCAAGAATTTGGAAAAGCATTAGAAAAAAAATTTAAATCAAAAGAAAATAAACTTAAAAAAGAAATCGAAGCAATCAAAAAATTTAAAGCACAACTTAAAAAATTACCAGCAAAAGAATTTGATAATAAATTAAAATCAAAAAAACATATGTCAAACGCAGAAAAGAAAAAACAAATGGTTGATAGACAAGATAAAAAAATTGCTGCTAAAAAACAAGCAATTAAAAAATGGAATCATGAAGTTTATGGTATGTTCCGTTAGATCGTTTTAAAATAAAATAAATATATTTA